GAGTACCCTTATTCTGTAGAGGGTGCAGAAGCTTCTGTAAAAGCAAGAGATTTTGATGACCGTGTAGATGTTATACCCGTATCTGACCCGAATGTGTTCTCTCAGGCACAGCGCATAGCTCTGGCGCAAACTAAGCTACAGCTTGCTGGTGCAGCACCAGAGATGCACAACATGTATGAAGTGTATAGGGACATGTATGATGCTCTTGGTGTTAAAGACACTGACCGTATCATGCGTCGTGTGCCGGATGAAGAGCCGCAACCAAAAGACCCCGCACAAGAAAACATAGATGTTTTGGACATGATACAGCTCAAAGCTTTTGAAGGTCAGGAGCATGAAGCGCACATCATGGCGCATATGGTCTTTGGTTCTACACCAATGGTAGCCGGTATGCCTGCGGTAGGTATAGCTTTACAAAAGCACATTATGGAACATGTAAGAATAGCTGCAAGAGAGAGGGCTGCTGTTGAGTTTATTCAACAACGTCAGGCAGATGGCGGGCAACCTGCAACAGAAGAAGAAATGTTGGCGATAGAAAGCCTTACTGCACAGTTTGTTGCAGAGGGTATGCAGGCGTTGAAACAGTTGTCACAGCAGGTGTCTGGCCAAGGCCCAGATCCTCTGGTTCAGTTGAAAGAACAAGAGCTTCAGATAAGGGCACAGGCAGAACAGGCTGATGCTCAGAACGACGCAGCTAAGCTAAACCTTGATGCTCAAAACCAGAGAATGAGAGCAGACCAGTTCCAGCAACGCTTGGCAAGCCAAGAACGTCAAACACAGGCTCGCATAGATGCAGCAGAGCGGCGTGAATTTATCAAACAGAAAGGTGATTAAAAATTTTAGCGGAACTGGCGGCTGCAAATGCGGCCTTTACAATTATCAAGAAGGCTGTCCAGAATACTGGGGATATAGCCAAAGCAGGAAAGGCCATATCGGATTTCGTTATAGCCAAAGAAGAGCTGCAACGAAAAGGTAATAAGAAAAAGAAATCAGGAGTCCGTTCATCTGATCTTGAAGAGTTTATGGCTCTGGAAAGCATTCGTCAAAAGGAACAACAGTTAAAACAGATAATGATATACACGGGTCGGCCCGGTCTTTGGCATGATTGGCAAAAATTTCAGGCAGATGCTAGAAAAGAACGCAGGGTGCGAGAGGAGTTGGCTAGACGCAGAAGAGCAGAACTCTCAGAAGCGATTGGTTTAGGCGCAGCAGGTCTGTTAGTTGCTTCAATGGTGGCCGGACTTGTTGCTTGGGTGGCATGGTTGAAGGGGATGTTTGACTAATGAGTGCGGAAGACGTAGCAAGAAAGCTATTAGAACTAAAGATACTGCCTAGATTTATGATGTTGTGCATGACGGGCGTGTATATCAGGTGCATAGAATGGGCACTTTCACAGCCGGATTTGACAACTCAGCAGGCTTCGCTAATTTCAGTCGTCACGGGTGCCATGACAGGTTCGCTAGCAGTATGGTTAAATTCTGAAAAATGAAAGAGTTTGTTCTTGTTATATCCATGTGGGGACATACAGGTGCCGAATGGATGTACGTTGGCAATCAGATAGTATTGCAGCAATCTTTTACACAAGAACAGTGTTACCGTTTGTTACAAAAGGATATGTGGAAAGCTAACTATAAGAATCAGTTTTACAAAATGAATATCCAGTGTTTTCCTAAAGATTGTGCTGGCAAAAGAGTGTGTGATTAATGCCTGCAAAGCTTAACGAAAATACTGAAGTAGCTCTTCCGTTACGCAACATCATATCTATGGTCGCAGCGGCATCCCTTGCTACTTGGGCATATTTTGGAATTATAGAACGCTTAAACCAAATTGAAACCAACATCACAATGATGGAATCTGATGTCGAACACAATACAGAGTTTAGAATAAAGTGGCCGAGAGGAGAGATGGGAAGCCTCCCGGCTGATTCTGAGCAATTCATGCTAATTGAGCACTTAGCTTTAGAATTTGAAAAGCTTCAATCTCAAATAGAAGACGGTAAAGCCCCCTATGACCAACAACAAAAGTTGACATTAGAGTTTTACGAAAAAAGAATAACAACAATAGAAGAAAATTTAGAAAAGATACGAAACGGTGGTTGAAGTTACGTTTGTGTTAATGCTTGTGATGGGTGGGGAACGCATAGAGTATACTCCCTATAAATCTCTTGGCGAATGCTTGTCTGTGAGGCGCAAGATTAAACGCAACGTGGGTCACACAAACAACTTTGATCAGAAATGGTCCTGCAAAGAATATAAAGTTATGATGTTAAACGGAGAAATTTTAGATTTTATTGAGGAGTAACTCATGTTACAGGCGTTAATAGGTCCAGCAACAGATCTGATAGGTAAGTTCGTTGAAGACAAAGATAAGAAGAATGAGTTGGCGCATGAGATTGCGACAATGGCAGAACGACACGCGCAGGAGCTGGCAAAGGGACAGCTTGCAATTAACGCTGAGGAAGCGAAGTCGAAAAATATTTTTGTAGCTGGATGGAGACCTTTCGTTGGTTGGACTTGTGGACTTGCTCTCTTTGTGCATTTTCTTGCTATTCCTATTGCTGATGTGGTGACGGCGTATCTTGGTCTTACTCCACCGGCCTACCCAGCTTTCGATATGGATACTTTAATGACCGTGTTGCTAGGCATGTTGGGGCTTGGTGGACTCCGTACATATGAAAAACAAAAAGGTTTGACAAAATAATGGAAGCTAACTTTTTTAAAAGCTTAGCCCTTGTGCTGAAACACGAGGGCGGCTTCGTTGACCATCCGGAGGATCCGGGTGGAGCGACCAATAAAGGGATTACACATAAAACATATGCTGATTTCCTAGAGCGGCCTCTCGAAGATGTCGAGGAGCTAAAGAATATACCTGATGAACACGTAGAGATGATTTACAAAAATCTTTACTGGGACAAGGTAAAAGGCGACGAGCTCCCCGGCGGAGTTGACTTTTCTACCTTTGACTGGGCCGTGAACAGCGGTCCGGGTCGTGCGGCGCGTGGTTTACAAAAAGTTGTGAACGCTACACAGGACGGGGCTATTGGTCCTTTGACTATTGCGGCCGTAAACGGCAAAGGCGCAGAGGGCGTTATTGAAGATTTGGCTAAGGAGCGCGAAGAATTTTATCGCAGTCTCCGGACGTTTGAGACTTTTGGTAAGGGCTGGTTAAGAAGGAATGAAGAAACGCGTGACTTTGCGTTAATACTGGTATAAAAAGATATCAGATTTAGCGCGGAGATATACGAGTGGATGAAATATATTTTGCTGAGGCCGTTTTTCGGATTGTAAAAGAGCGGCGTCAGGCTATTTACGATTTGTTAATTTATGACAATGTAAATAGCATGGAGCAGTATCGTGAGCTCATGGGCAACTTAAAAGCCCTAGATCACGTGGAACAGGAACTCAAGAGCCTGCTAGATAAACAGGAGCAAAGTAATGACTGAGGCGCAAAAGGTTAACATTGACGATGTAGCAGAGGGAGTCGCCAACCTCACAGAAGCTTACAAAGATGTCACTGATAAAGTATTGGACCCCGAAGCCATAGGTGGTTCACTTCTAGAAAGGATGCCAGACCCGACGGGCTGGCGTTTGCTTATTTTACCTTACAGAGGTAAAGGCAAGACTGATGGTGGTATTTACCTGCCAGACAAGGTTGTTGAAGAGCAAACAGTATCTACACAGGTTGGCTATGTCCTAAAAGTAGGGCCTCTGGCTTATAAGGACACAGAGAAGTTTCCCTCTGGTCCATGGTGCAAGCAGTCTGATTGGGTAATGTTTGCCCGTTATGCTGGCTCGCGTTTCCGTATTGATGGTGGTGAAGTTCGCATCCTAAATGATGATGAGATCTTGGCTCGTATCAAAGAACCTGAAGATATCCTGCATTTCTAGGAGAAATAAATGGCAGAAGACAAAAAAGAACAGATTGAATTAGATCTGGACGATGCTCAGGAAACTGAGGTTGAAATAGGCAGCGAAGAAAAAGAGGAGGACACTCCTCTCGCTGCGGAGTCAGAAGACTCTGATGATAATTTTGAAAAAGCAAAAAGTAAGACGCAAATGCGAATTGATCGTCTTACAAAGAAAATGCGAGAGGTTGAGCGTCAAAGAGAAGAGGCCATACAGTACGCTAAAAATGTACAGGCTGAGGCGCAACAGTTAAAAAGTCGCATGGACGCTTTGGACACTAATTATGTTCAAGAGTATAGTAATCGTGTGGAAACTCAAACAGCCTCTGCTGAACAAGAGTTGGCTCGTGCTATAGAGATTGGGGATACTAACGGTGTTGTTGAGGCACAGAGGAAGATCACCAGACTCGCGATTGAAAATGATCGCGCGGAACAGGCTAAAGCTCAGCAAGAACGCTATGCCCAACAGGCTAAAGCTCAACAGGAAGCGCAGGTACAGGCACCTATGCCTCAGCAGCAACCTCGCCGCCCGGACCCGAAGGCGGAACAGTGGGCGTCGCGTAATGACTGGTTTGGTTCAGATGAAGCTATGACATATGCTGCTTTTGGCATACATAAAAAGCTTGTTGAGAACGAAGGGTTTGACCCGCAGACAGATGACTACTATAATGAATTAGACAAGCGCATGCGGACAGAATTTCCACATAAGCTTAACGGTGGTAGCAAACGGCCCGCTCAGACGGTTGCTTCCGTATCCCGCAACAGTTCTGGGCGCAGTAGTGGGAAAACGGTTAGACTCACCCCTAGCCAAGTCGCAATAGCGAAGAAATTGGGTGTGCCGCTTGAAGAATACGCGAAATACGTGAAGGAGTAAGAGAATGTCCGAAAAACAAAATGAAATGTTTGAAGGTGCCATAGATCGTGCTTCTCGCGCAAAAACCTCTAGGGAGAAGACGGCTAGGCGTAAGCCGTGGGCTCCCCCGTCTATGTTAGACGCACCGCCTGCACCGGATGGATATAAGCATCGTTGGATACGAGCTGAAACTCGTGGTTTTGACGATACTAAAAATATCAGCGCAAAGTTGCGTGAAGGTTATGAGCTTGTCCGCAGTGATGAGTATCCTGACTTTGAAGCTCCGGTTATCGACTCAGGTAAATATGAAGGTGTGTTTGGAGTAGGTGGTTTAGTTCTTGCTCGCATACCAAATGAAACTGTGGCTGAAAGAACAGCTTACTTCAACTCAAGAAGTGCTGATCAGATGGAAGCAGTCGATTCTGACATGATGAGAGAGAACGCTCATTCGACTATGACGATTAATAAACCTAATCGTCAATCTCGTGTAACTTTTGGTGGCCCGCAGAAATGATGGCTACCTTTTTGTCAACTAGGAGAAACTAATGGCAAATACCTTAACAGGTGGTTTTGGCCTTCGTCCTATTGGTAAAACGGGCGGCAATATCAACAACAACGCTACGACGATGTATGAGATTGCCAACAACTACACAACCGCTATCTACAACGGTGGGATTGTTATCCCAAGCTCTGCCGGAACAATTATTTGTTCTGATCAAGCAGTAGCTCCTTTGGGCGTTTTAGGTGGTGTTGAGTACGTTGATTCCGTTACCGGTAAATCGACCCACCTTAATTATTGGCCCGGTTCAAACGCTGTAAGTGTTAACACCAACTTTCCGGTAAAAGCTTACATATATGATGACCCGATGCAGCTATATGTTGTAGTGGCAGATGGCACTAACACAAACCGTGCAACCGCACTGGCTGACGTTTTTGCTAACTGTGACATGGCTAGTGTTAACAACGGTAGCACTAACACAGGCAAATCCTCTGACATGCTTGATATTAGCTCTGCTGCAACCACCGCGAATTTGGATGTTCGTATTGTTGGCCTTTATGAAGAGGAAGGTAATACTGATTATTCAGCGGTTGGTCATCAGTACATCGTTCGTTTGAACGCACCGTTTAACTCAGGCTTTGCTGCCGCCGTAGGCACCGCAGCAAACACCGGCATATAGGAGGCTAGGACATGGCTATTTCAAGAGCACAACTAGCTAAAGAGCTAGAACCCGGTCTGAATGCACTTTTTGGGCTTGAGTACGACCGTTATGAGAACGAACATGCTGAGATTTTTGCAGAAGAAGCCTCAGATCGTTCTTTTGAAGAAGAGGTGATGCTCGGTGGATTTTCTACAGCACCAACTAAAGAAGAGGGCGCAGCCGTCTCTTTTGATGATGCTCAAGAAACATTTACCGCACGGTACACACATGAAACAATCGCTTTGGCCTTCTCAATTACTGAGGAAGCTATCGAAGATAACTTGTATGACCGTTTGGCATCTCGCTATACCAAGGCTCTGGCCCGTTCTATGGCCCAGACCAAACAGATTAAAGCTGCGGCTATTTTGAACAACGCGTTCACAGCAGGCGCATCTGCAATCGGTGACGGTGCAGCACTTTGCTCTTCATCACACCCATCTCTTTCAGGCAACCAGCGTAATTTGCTGTCAACTGCCGCTGATTTGAATGAAACTTCACTTGAGCAGATGTTGATAGATATCGCTGGGTTTACCGATGAACGAGGTTTGAAGATAGCTGTTCGTGGTACAAAGCTGATTATTCCAAAAGAATTGCAATTTATTGCAGAGAGAGTAATCAACTCAAACTTACGTTCAGCAACGGCTGATAACGACGCAAATGCTATCAAGAACATGGGTATGCTTCCCGAAGGGGCGGTAGTCAACCATTTCTTGACAGACACAGATGCGTTTTTCATCAAAACTGATGCACCTAACGGTTTCAAATACTTTAACCGTTCTCCAATCAAAACTGCTATGGAAGGTGATTTTGACACCGGTAACATGCGGTTTAAGGCACGTGAGCGTTATAGCTTTGGTGTTTCAGATTGGCGTTGTGTGTTTGCTACACCGGGCGCAGCATAAAACTTCCGTTTGGAAACACAAAGAGCGACTTCACAGTCGCTCTTTTTTGTTATATATTAATTTTGGGCGTAACTTTAGCTTTGTAGACAGGATCATGCCCACCTGACATTGCACGGACTACAAAGCGAAACCTTGTGCAAGGGGTAAAAATATGGCTGCAACTACTTTTTCGGGTCCAGTGACTTCCACTGGCGGTTTTATTTCAGGATCAAATTCTCTCGTATCTATAACTGCGGATGCTACATTAACCGCAGCTTCTCATGCGGGACGGACAATGGTTTTAAGCGTAGCGAGTGGGGCGACACTTACTCTTCCTGCTGCCAGCGGTACTGGTAATATCTACAAGTTCTTTGTGGCTACTACCATTACCTCAAACAATTATATAATTCAAGTTGCTAACGGCGATGACACTATGGCTGGTGTAGCGATTGTGGCTAATGATGGTGGCGACACAGCATCTATTTTCGAAACTGCCGCAACAAGCGACACGATTACGTTGGACGGCACGACTACCGGTGGTATTCTTGGCGGTGCGATTGAAATTCAAGATGTAGCATCAAACGTGTTTTCTGTCGTGCTTCGTGGCGCGGCAACAGGCAGTGAAGCTACTCCATTCTCTGCCGCTGTTTCGTAAGAGGCTTATCATGGGTAAGCTGAACGGTGGTAAAAAGTCTGTCAAGACGGTTGTAAAGCCCGTTAAGAAGGCTACGAAAAAGAACGGAGAGTAAGCCATGGCAAGCTCTGATGTAAAAACGAAACGGATTACTGGCACCGGGTCACTCGGTGTCGGTCCTGCTCGTATTCGACAGATACAATTAAAAACTGCATCTGGGACTCCAAGACTTACCATTACAGATGGTTCCGGCGGTGCTACGGTCTTAGATTTAGACTTCAATGCTTCTGACACACACTCTGTAAACATTCCTGCTGAAGGTATTAGGGTTACTGATATTTTTGTCGGTACTTTAACCAACATTACAGCAGTAACATTCTTTTTTAATTAGGTGAGTCATGGCTTCGCGTAACGATAAGATGCCGAAGCGAAACAAAAAGAATTTCCGCCCCACAAAGTCTGGGGCGGGGATGACTAAGGCTGGGGTGGCTGCTTATAGGAGAGCAAATCCCGGATCTAAATTAAAAACGGCTGTTACAGGAAAAGTAAAACCCGGCAGTAAAGCTGCAAAGAGAAGAAAGTCTTTTTGTGCTCGTTCTGCTGGTCAAATGAAAAAATTTCCTAAAGCAGCTAAAAACCCAAATAGCAGGCTAAGGCAAGCTCGTAAAAGATGGAAGTGCTAATGAAAGCGGACGACGTTTTAAAGCTATTAGAAAAGCATGAAAAGGAATGCAATGGTCGATATGCTCAAATACAAAAGCAACTTGATAAGTTAGATCAAAGGCTTTGGGGTATAGCCGGTTTAATTGTTGCAGCAGCCGTCGTGCAGAAAGTGTTTTAAATGACCAGTGCAGTGAGAATAGGGGCAGCCGCGTGTCCTGTACCTAAACGCGTTTCAAAAGGCGTAGTTCGCATGAAAAAGGGTGGAAAGGTAAAAAGTGGTGGTAAGATTTGTCCGGAGGGCAAGGCATGGGCTAAACGTACATTTGACACATACCCGTCAGCGTATGCAAACTTGGCCGCTTCAAAATACTGTAAAGACCCCAATTACGCCAAAAAATCAAAAGGCGGAAAAAGGAAAGGCCGATGAGTTTAACTTCTTCAAACAAAAGGAAAGTTCGTAAAGTTGTTAAAGGTTTAAAAAAAGCCTCTAAACTTCATGCTGGGCAGGCAAAAACATTGTCTAAGTTGGTGAAAAATGGGAAACGCAAAAGATCCTAAAAAAGGAACCGGTAAAAAACCTAAAGGGTCTGGTCGTCGGCTATATACGGATGAGAACCCTAAAGACACCGTATCTATAAAGTTTGCTACACCCGCAGACGCAAGGGCTACGGTTGCTAAAGTTAAAAAAATAAAAAAACCATTTGCTAGAAAGATACAAATACTTACAGTTTTGGAGCAAAGAGCTAAAGTAGCAAAAAAGCCGGAACAAGCTAGAATAGCAAAGGCGGGTAAAAATGCAATACGAAGGCAGCAAGGGACTGCATAATGGGACAGTTAAAACAATGGCTGAAACAAGACTGGGTAAGGATTGGATCTGATGGCTCTATCAAAGGCCCATGTGGTACTTCAAAAGATAAGAAAAACCCTGATCGTTGCTTGCCTAGATCTAAAGCTAATAGTCTATCCAAGAGTGAACGCGCTGCGACTGCGCGTAAAAAGAAAAAAGCGGGAGCTAAAGGAAAGACTACGGTCGCTAATACAAAACCTGCAAAGGTAACAAATTTAAGGAAAGGAGGGGCTGTAACACGCCCTAAGAGACCTTTTAGGGGAAAAAAGATCCCCGGAACTGTTGTAGCACGTGGTTGCGGTGCTGTGATGGCTAATAGAAGAAAACGCACCAAAATTGCATAGGAGCAAGTAATGGCAAAAGAATTTATGACAATGGATGAGTATGCATCTAGCCTTGTTGGAAATGTGGCCCCTACCATGAAGAAAAAAGGCATGGCTAAGGGTGGCAAGGTGAAGAAAAAAGGTTATGCAAAAGGTGGTGCTGTTGGCATGAAGAAGAAGGGCATGGCTAAAGGTGGCAAGGTCCAGAAGATGGCCAGAGGCGGCATGATGAAGAAGAAAGGCATGGCTAAAGGCGGCAAGGTCCAAAAGATGGCCAGAGGCGGCATGATGAAGAAGAAAGGCATGGCTAAAGGCGGCAAGGTGTAAGACCTTGCCCTATCTTCAAAGTAATATTCCGCATTTTAAATGCTGGGTGCGGAGAGAGTATACATGTAATCATTCTAATTATCATGGCGAGTTTCTTCACGCTATGGCGATTGCGGTTACCACGATGCCCAGCCGGTGTTTAAGTTTTCAGATGATATTCACCGGCTGTGAAACGGATGACACGGATGAACAGAACGTGCATGGGGGAGCGATGTGGGCAAGAATGCCTATAACTGCGCTTGTTGCAGACACCCCCTTTGAAGAATGGCCAGAACCTATGCCTGTCCATTTGGCGCAGCCTTGGGACTGTATGTCCCATACACACGCAGTTTATCGTTTAGATCGAGCTCATCCGTGCCCTTGGATAGCTAAAATAGGACCTGAGTTTTATCCGGCTAAATATTACTTTACAGTAGATTATACTGAGAGTGAGATAGCTGATGACCCGGCGCAACATAAGCAAAGCCATGTTCTGGAGCTTCTGGATGCTGGTCCTTATACTGGTAACATCGTTGCTCTGCCTAACAATCGTGTAAGGGTCACACATCCAGCTTGGTTTGAAACAGGTGAGGGTGCGCCAGATTTCTTGCCATCTCAGCATATACACTATTCAAAATCAGATTTAGACTATACAATGGATGTGAACCAGATATTTGATAACTTGTATGCGAAAGATAAGTGATGGCTGTTTCTGGAAGTGTAGATTTTGAATTAGACGTATCTGATTACGTAGAAGAGGCTTTTGAGCGTTGTGGGTTAGAGGTTAGGACAGGTTATGACCTTAAAACTGCGCGGCGGTCTCTTAACTTAATGTTAGCTGAGTGGGCCAATCGTGGTCTTAATCAATGGACCATAACACAACGAACACAAGCTTTAACCTCCGGGACAAGAACATACGCTCTGTCTACGGACATAATAGACATATTAAGTGCTGTTGTGACTCGTAGTAGCACAGATTTTTCTTTAACAAGAGTTAGTCGGGATGACGATTTAAACATTCCTACTAAATCCACCACTGGTAGACCTACACAGTTTTTCTTGGATAGACAGGTAACGCCTAGCTTACGTTTGTGGCCAACACCAGATAACAGCACGGATGTGGTCGTTTACAATGCTTTGACACGCATAGATGATGCCGATACTGCTGTAAACACTTTGGACGTACCTTTTAGGTTCTATCCTTGTTTAGCGGCCGGTTTAGCCTATTATCTTTCACTTAAACGCGCTCCTGAACGCACTCAGATGTTAAAAGTTATATATGAGGAAGAGTTTGAGAGAGCTATGGGAGAGGACAGAGATAGAGCTAGTTTCACAGTAACTCCGGAATATGCTTACTTTAGGGCAAACTGATGGCTAGATACGCCTCTGGAAAAAACGCTTACGCCATATCTGATCGCTCTGGAATGCGTTATAAATACAGAGACATGCGTAAAGAATGGAACGGTTTGTTGGTTGGTAAGGATGAGTTTGAAAGAAAACATCCTCAACTTGGACCCTTTAAAAAAGTACATGACCCACAAACACTTAGAGAACCTAGACCAAACACTAATAACATATTTAACGCTAAGGTTCAATTTCCTGCTTTTAATACAACTACTTTGCAATATGAGTTGGTCCCCCAAGCAGAAGGTAAAGTTGGCACGGTTACTTTTAGTGATGACGTTGTTACGCCAATACAATTAATAGGTTTATCTTCTACCATCGCACTTGGATCTGTAACAATATCAGCGTCAACATCGGCATCGACCTTTGACTCGACAAGTGTTACACTTGACGCAACAAATAAGACTTTTGACGAGGCTTAAATGGCAAAACAAACAGTAGGAATTGGATCAAGCGCAAACGATGGCACTGGCGATACTCTTCGTGCTGGCGCGGATAAGATTAATGACAATTTTAATGAGATTTATGCAGCGTTAGGAAACAGTTCTAGCGTTCTAACTGATATAATAGATGCAAACGGTCTTTTTGATGTTAGTTCTGGTGCTAATAAAATTGTTTTTTACTATGGTGCATTGAGTGACTTACCAAGTGCTTCAACTTATCACGGTGCTATTGCTCATGTTCACGCTACAGGGGGTTTGTACTTTGCTCACGGAGGGGTTTGGATTAGGTTAAACGATGAAACCACTGGTCCTGTAACTAAATACACTACAACGGCGGCTACGGGATCAGCTTATCAATTTTCTGGTCCGGGTGCTACTTCCGGAGATAACCCTAATTTTACCTTTTACAAAGGACATACTTACATAATAGACAACTCTAGTCATGTTAGTGGTCATCCCCTACAAATAAGAACTAGTTCCGGAGGTTCTGCGTTCACAACAGGCGTTACAGAAAATTATAACAGCGTTACAGGCGTTACACAATTTATCGTGCCGCATGAGCCAAGTGATACTTCTTTAGTATATCAATGCACTGTGCATAGCAGCATGGTCGGAAACATAACAATAGTGTAAAAATGACGTATACATTAACAACATTAAAACAAGCAATACAAGACTACGTGGAAAACGATGAAGCCACGTTTGTTAACAACCTTAACAATTTTATTGAAAACACAGAAGAGCGTATTCTTAAACTTGTTGACTTAGATTATTTTAGGAAAAACGTCACTGCATCAGTAGCCTCTGGCAATAAATTTTTAGCCTTGCCCAGTGATTATCTAGCTACATTTTCACTTTCAATTATTAACAGCGGTTCAAATGAGTTTTTGCTTCAAAAAGATGTAAACTTTTTGCAGGAATATGCTCCAGATCCCGCAGTTACCGGAACTCCAAAATATTATGGCTTGTTTGACGTAGACAACCTTATCTTAGCCCCAACACCTAATCAAGCTTACACGGCAGAGCTACATTATTACTACAGACCTCAATCCATAACCTCTTCTAGTTCAGGTACATCTTGGTTTGGAGAAAATGCGCCGGATGTATTGTTATACGGGTGTTTAGTTGAAGCATATACTTTTATGAAAGGTGAGCCAACAATCACTCAGTTATACGAACAACGGTTTGTAGAATCTTTAACCAGATTAAAACTTTATGCAGAAGCTGTTGAAAACACGGACGCTTATAGAGTTGGCCTAACAAGGGTACAAAAACAATAATGCAAAAGTTAAAGGGTAGTAATATAGCTATCGTCGCTCTTGGCGGTAGTTTTAGTGATTACGTAAAGTCTAGAATAGTTTCAAATAAGTACGACGAGGTTTGGGGAATAAACTGCATTGGCGGTATATTTCATGTTGATCGTACTTTTATGATGGATCCGGCATCTCGTTTTCTAGATGACATTAAAGCCGGAAAACAAACAGGGATAGCAAAAGAGTTTTTGTTACAAACTCCAAACAAAGGTCCGATTTACTCTTGTTGTTTAGATAAGCGGGTGCCTGAAATAGTAGAGTACCCACTCCAAGAGGTAATTACTAAAACAGAAATAGCCTATTTCAACAACACTGTATCTTATGCTTTGGCTTATGCTATTGCTGCACAAGTGAGTAAAATAAACATTTTTGGTGTTGATTTTAGTTACAAACAAAATATTCATTTTGCAGAAGCAGGAAGAGCTTGTGTGGAGTTTTGGTGTGCTTTTGCAATCTCTAAGGGCATTCAAATAGAGGTTGCGCCAAGTTCTGGTCTTCTTGATACCAATGTTTCTGAAGAAGAAAAATTATACGGGTATCATCGTTTAACCGATCCTTTGGTTCAACGAGTTCAAAACGGTCAATTGATAATATCAAGAAAAAGTAAGATTGAAGAGGCTGTTGAGGACACTAGTTTAGATCCTCCAGAGCCGTTAGATATTAAAGATCCTGTTCTTATTGGAAGACATGATGTACCTAACGTAAGTTACGAGGAGGAAAAAAGTGCTTAATATATCAGGTAGTATAAATGTAAACCCTGTTAATGTGATGACCTCGGACGAAGGTGGTCATACCTCAAAGCAAATTGTCGAGTTAGCTATGGATAAGATAATGAGTGTATCTGACCAAGCCCCACCTCCTATACGAGATCAAGCAGAGGCTTTTCAAAATCATTTACGTGTAGTATTGTATCATTACATCGAATTGGCAAGGCGCGAAGAACGTGGTACTATTGCTAATAAAATGGTGAAGGCTGGAAACAGCGAAATGGCTGACCTCATTAGGAGAATATAGAAATGGCTATTACACAAGCAATGTGTACCTCTTTTAAGCAAGAGCTTCTTGTGGGGACACATAATTTTACGAACTCATCTGGGGACACGTTTAAGTTAGCCCTTTATGCGATTGGCGGTGGTGGTAAATCTAGCACAACTGCTACACTAGGAGCGGCAACAACAGCTTTCACAACTACAGGTGAGGTTGCAAATAGCGGGTCTTACGCATCAGGTGGCGGATCTTTGACAAATGTTACCCCGACCACTTCTGGCACAACCGCGTTTACTGATTTTGCAGATTTGAGCTTTACTACAGCAACTATTACAGCTCGTGGTGCGTTGATTTATAACTCATCTGATTCAAATAAAGCTGTTGCAGCTCTTGATTTTGGTGCCAATAAAACATCAACATCTGGTACATTTACAATTCAATTTCCAACTGCAAACGCATCTAACGCAATTATCCGTATTGCATAAGACATAGGAATTTTTTCCTATGTCTTTACAGCTTACAAGTCGCCTAATAAGCATACCCGCGCAGAATAATGCGACTTGGACGCAACGAACAGCGGACATATCTGCTTTCATTGGTAAGCAGGCAAGAATTATTGTACTATATCAGTCTGGAAGTTCTTTTACAGGTGACATCCAGCTTGATGATTTTAATATCGGCGGGAACAGCTTTACTGATTTCTCTTCAAGTCAGGGTTTTGAAACCAACGCTTCCGTTGATAATTCTCAAGTATCTTCTGGAAATTTAGACTCTATAGATTCTGAATATCCCGCTTCATGGGAAGCAGTGGGAACTTCTACTAGTGCTTCAGGCAAGTTTGTAAGGGATAGCGGCGGTACTCCTTCTAGTAATACTGGGAATACTTCTGGTAATACTGGTAGTTTTTACCTTTATGCAGAAACCAGTAGTAGTGGTAGCAACAATGATATTTGGCTTCGCTCTCCCGAAGTCACCATTAACAATGGCACCTTAGAGTTTTATTCCGCACAAAATGGTGCGACCTCCGGTGCTATCTATGCCTACCTTGAAATATTAGGTGTTGTTGGCGTAAGCGCAACGGCGACTGCTCAAGGCACTAATGATGAGATACAGAGTTTTGGTGTATTTGTTCAGATACCTAATACGACTAATGCTGGATGGGGTCGAGGCACTTGGGGAGAAGGTGCGTGGAATAGCATCTCTGCTACTAATGTAGATGTTTCTGTAACTGCTGTAACCGCCACTAGTGCTTTAGGCTCAGAGTCCGTCACAGGTTCGGCAGGTATTGCTGTTACGGGACCGTCAGCCACCTCTGCTCTTGGTTCCATTGTCGTTCAAGCTGGTGGGGCTATTTCCGTTGGTGGGCAGGCCGCTTCTGGTTCTGTTGGGTCCGTAATTTTAGAATCAACATATGCTCTTACAGGCGTAAGTTCCACAACCACCTTGGGTGCAGAAACAGTTGCCGCAGGAGGCTCGGCAGTAGCTACAGGTCTTAGTTCCACAACAGCCATAGGAACAGTTTTAGCGGCTGGCGGTGCCGCTATTGGAGAAACAGGTCTCGTTGGATCTATAGGGTTTGGAGACGAACAAGTATTAGCGTCCGCTAATGTGTTCCCAACAGGGGTTTCTTCTACGGTATCCTTGGGCACAATTAGCGTTTCTTGTGCTGCATTCACTTCAATAACTGGACTACAAACTACAACCTCTATTGGGGTCGTGGAAGTAGATGATATGGCTGTGGGTGTATCAGGATTGCAAGCCACTACAAATACTGGTATTGTAACCGTGTGGGGCAGGATTGTCCCTGACCAAGATGCAAATGTACAGGAAATCGTGCCGTCTACTACAAATACTTGGAGCGACATAACGATTACAAGCACTCCAAATTGGAAGGAGGTAGCATAAATGGCAAGTAGCTATACCACAAACACTGGTATTGAAAAACCAGCTACAGGTGAACAATCCGGCACTTGGGGCGATACCACAAACACCAACTTTGATATCATTGATACCGCTTTAAATGGCAATGTTACTCTTACGTTGTCTGGAACTAGCTCTACCCTAACCACATCAGATGGCACGGTTAGCGATGGCATGAACAAAGTTTTAGTTTGTTCTGGTTCACCTTCTGGTACTCATACCATAACCGTTGCACCCAACAATGCAGAAAAAATTTATTTTGTTACCAATAGCTCTGGTCAATCTGTTATATTTAGCCAAGGCTCTGGGGCAAATGTTACCGTAGCAAACGGCGAGTCTCGCATCATTCACTGTAATGGTGGGGGTTCAAGTGCTGCGGTCACTGATTTTACTTCAACAATGGCGGCAAGCACCACGTTTATTACGGACATTTCTTCAGGTGATGCTACAGCTTTAGCAATCGCGTTAGGATAAAAAGATGGCAAATACTTTTAAAGTAAAGACAAACAGTGCTATGCCAACCTCCGCTGGCACACCTTTGACTTTATACACTGTGCCAAGTTCAACGACTTCAGTTGTTCTTGGGTTGATGCTTTGTAACATTAACACAAGTCAGGTAACTGCGGATGTACAACTTGTATCAGATACCTCAGACACTGAGACAAACGAAACTGTTTTTCTAGCAAAGGACATACCTATTCCGGCAGGTTCTTCTATAGAACTACTTGCGGGTAACAAAGTGGTTATGCAGACTACCGATGTGTTGAAAATAGATTGCGACACATCAGCTAAAATTGATGCGACTTTGAGTATTATGGAGATAACCTAATGCCTTATATTGGCGGCGTACCTGCGGTTAACTTTCAAAGCACTCCTTCAGTGCAACGGTTTAACGGTGACGGATCCGACACAACCTTTACCTTAAACACGACTGTTAATTCTGTTCAGGACATACTGGTTTCAGTTGATGGTGTTGTTCAAGATAGCAACGCATACACTGTTCCTGATGGCACAACACTTACCTTCACCGCCGCGCCGTCCAGCGGCACAGGAAACATCTTTGTAAACTACCTTGCGCCACAGGAAGGCACTATTGTTCCTGCCGCAGAAAACAAGGGTAATTTTAAAGTTGGGGGCCTGTTTAGAACAAATGCTCAAACTCTTGCTACAAACACAACTATCCTATCCACAGAAAACGCTAACGTAACAGGGCCACTTACCATCAACTCAGGTGTTACCCTGACTGTTGAAAGCGGTGGTACATTGGTGACGCTATGAGTACGTTAAAAGCAGATACAATTCAAAATACATCTGGCGGTGCGGCTACGTTTACTAAGCAAAGAGCGGCAAAGGTAACAGGAAACTTACAGGCTGATGGCAGTAGCAATTCTGATATTTCGCTAAACATATCTAGTGTTACTGATGGTTCTGCCGGATTAAATACTGTTGCAGTCACTAATGCCTTTACTGCGGCTTTGGCTGTAGCAGCTTTAATTGCCAATCACGACAGTAGCTATAATCGGACTCATACAGTTGATGATACAAGTGCATCTTCATTTATTACTCGTTCTGTTACCGCATCAGGCGGCACACTCACTGATACAAATCCTGCACATTCAATAGCGTTTTTTGGAGACCTAGCATAATGGCAAGCATACTTAAAGTAGACACAATTACGGGTGTAGCCACCGCAGGGTCTATTGCTGTCACAGGTGAAGGCAATTCAACCACAACTAATCTTCAGCAGGGGCTAGCAAAGGCTTGGGTTGCATCAGTGACTGATAGTTCATCAAGCATTGCGGGTGATTCGTTTAACACAAGCGGATTTACAGATATCGGCACTGGAAACAGCAACCACACAATGACTAGTGTTATGAACGCCGCTGATTTTTGTGTTATGTCTACTGCTCACACAAGCTATCCGTATCACGGCAGAGCAGAGTCAACAAGCACATATAAATTAAGAACAGTAAATTCATCTGGAAGTTCTGCTGATGGTATTAGGCACGGTTCAGTACACGGAGACTTAGCGTAATGGCAAGCGAACTAAGAGTAAACACCTTAAAAGATAGTGCGGGTAACAACTCCATTGGCATGAGCTTTGTTGCAGGGGGCACTTTGAAGGCGTGGTGTTCTTGGTCTATGAATGATACTGGTAGTCCGTATGATTCTTTTAGTATATCAAGCATTACAGATGATAGCTCAACACAAAATACAATGACATATAGTAGTGCTTTTAATACCTCAAATGGTCAATGTGTAACCACTGCAACAAATGCTAATTCTGCTGGTGTAACAAATTATAGCTCATCTGACTTACAAATACATACCCCCACAACAACCAGTGTAAAAATTCAATCTCAATCAAACGCTAATCCAGCCTTTAATGGTATGCAAACTTCAGGAGATCTAGCATGAGTAAAGCATCAGAACTTGCTGAATTTGGTAGCGGTATCTCTAGTGGTCCTAATGCTGTTGAGGGGTTGGCAAAGTCTTGGATTAATGTAAAGGGTACTGGCACGGCTAGCAGCGACATGATACGCGATTCTTTCAACATTAGTTCGGACACCGACAACGGCACAGGAAACTACACTTTTGCGTTCTCTTCAAATATGAATAATGATGATTATGCTGCAAGTTCTAGTGTAGGTGGGTCTACAGATGCTGGTAGTTTTTATCCCGCAGGAATTTGTAACAGAACAACCAGTAATTATGAAATGGATATAGAAAATAATAGTGGCACTCAGACTGACCCCGGCATAGGAGATGCAACAATTTTTGGAGACTTGGCATAATGCAAACACCTGAGTTTAAAGGCACACACTTATGGGATAGACTGTGCTGGGCAAAAGAAAACCTAGAAGCCTATCAGTCAGAGTACCGTGTGGTGTACGAAGACAGCATAGACGAGTGTGCCAAGATACTTGTGCCTGATCCTAACTGGATGGCTTGTGCATTGCAGGGCGGTATCCTACCACCAGTTTGGGTTTACTGGGAACTGGCTAAAGACGAGGCAGAACCAGACTTTAAGAAGCATACTCGTGGCTATCTCTTACATAACACAGAACCTGTTGAGGCTATGACAGAAGAGCAAGCCTTGGAATATCTCATAATGAAAGACTGCCCTCAACATGTTTGGCGTGATTGGGATAGCGGTAATAAGCCAAAACTGGTAATATGCAAGAAAGAACAGCTTCCAGCAACAAGAGAGTGGCGCAACGCTTGGAAGATTAGTGAAGACTTAGCCACTGATAAAACTGTAGCCGCATAAGGAGAAACCTCATGGCAACAACTTATATTGTAGATAAAGACGGCAATCAGGTTGATGCCTCAACCGTTACCGTTCCATCAGATCGTCACTTTCGTGAAGCATGGACTTTGAATGGCAAAGTCATCTCTGAAGATATGACAAAAGCAAAAGAAATCTTCAAGGATAAAATCCGTGAAGTTCGTGCGCCTTTGCTCGATGCAGAAGACGTAGTGTACATGAAGGCACTAGAGGCTGACGATGCAACCGCAAAGACTGCTTCTGTAAACAAGAAGAAAGCACTTCGTGATGCACCTGCTGCAAAAGCAATTACTGATGCAGACACAATCGCAAAGCTAAAAGCAGCTTGGGATACAGACGTACTTGGTACTAGCCCTTACGCATAATGTGTGGGGCTTCCCCTTTTTGGAGTAGGTAAATGGCGTTAACTAAAGTAAGAGCAGGTGGGTATGCCGCTGGGGGTATTATTCAAGTGCAATATACACAGTACACAAGTACAACTAGCACTGCTGTTGCAAGTGCCACAAATGTAGAGTTATCACACTTAGCTGTAAATATTACTCCTATATCAACTAACAGCATTATTAAAATTGAAGCTCAAGTAGTTGGTGAATGGACTCCTATGTCAATTACTTACAATTCTGGTTGGTTTTTTTACAGGGACAGCACAAAATTAGCAGCACCGCTTGACGGTAATAGAAATATTACGGTTCTTCCTACCACCCTGATTGGAATTACCGCTGAAGACCAAGCTAGTACACCTGAAGCAGCACTTTACAGTTATTTTGATACACCTAGCTCAACCTCTCAAATAGCTTACAAAGTGGGAGTGGTTCAGGGATCAGGCAGTGCAGCTACTTGGTACACTAACAGAACAGTTGCTGACACAAATTCTGGGGATTATGAACGAGGTATTTCATACATCAGTGTAACAGAGATAGCGGGGTAATCAGATGCCATACATAGGAAAATCCCCAGAGTTTGGTGTTCGCAATCGCTTTGTGTATCAAGCAACTGCCAGTCAGACTACCTTTAGTGGCAGTGACGGTGACAGTAAAACACTGACTTACACAGATGGTCTGTACATGGATGTGTATCAGAACGGCGTTCTTCTCAAGCCCGGAACTGATTATGCCGCTACAACAGGCACGAGCGTTGTTTTGGTAACAGCCGCTACTTTGAATGACATTGTCGAGATGGTTGTGTATGACACGTTTGCCGTGGCTAGTTCGTATACTAAGACTGAAAGTGATACCCGCTACCCATTCAAGGGTAACAACAGCATCATTCGTTTGAACGGTCAGACCATTAGCGCGGACATTACTATTGATAGCGATGAGAACGGCGTATCGGCAGGACCAATCACACAGTCTGCAACCGTGACTGTCAATGGGTATTGGAGCATCGTATGACCAGTGTATTGAATGTAGATACTATTGCTGATAAGGCTGGTACTGGTGCGGTTACACTGAATAAAGCTAGTGCGGCAAAGGCTTTGTTTAACGTAACCAATAACAGTACATTAGTTTCTGGTGGGCTAAATATCAGTTCATTGAATGACCGCGCAAACGGAAGAATGACCATATCTCTAACAAACAATATGAGCAACACAACGAATATGTCCTGTTGTGGGGATGCTTCTGAAACAAATTCTGATAACGGTGCAACAAATTCTAACAGAAATTGTAGCGTCATTCGTGGTGATAACGCTGGAGAAGTTTTTGTTGCTACATCTGAGCAAAACACTGGCAGTCTTGATGACACACATATTTCTAACGGTATTGTTCATGGAGACCTAGCATGAGTACCCTTCTTGTAAACACGCTCACCGGTACAGGCACTGCTGGCTCTATTGCTGTGACAGGCGAAGGTAACAGCACAACAACTAATCTCCAGCAGGGGTTGGCGAAGGTTTGGTGTAATTTTGATGGTAGCGGCACTGCATCTATAACAGACTCTTTTAATGAAAGCAGTTTGTCTGACGGGGGTACAGGAGATTATACTCATACTTTTACTAACTCTATGGCAAACGGCACGTACACTTTAGGCGGTGCTTGCCACGATGATGCTGGAAATTTTGGCCTTTTTGTAACCATCAAAAGTAACACTGGTTTAACAACAGGAACGTGCAAAACGTACATTATGAACCACTCAAATTCTGTTAGAGACCCTGATGTTGGAACTTTTTCAATTCATGGAGACTTAGCATAATGGCTGGAAAAATTGTAGCAGACCAACTAGAACACAGCACCGCAGGGTCGCTTGATACGCAGTTTGTTGTCAATGGTAGTGCGAAGGCTTGGGTAAATTTTACAACATCAAGTTCAACGAGTAATCTTGATTCTTTAAATGTATCTAGTCTAGATGACAATGGTACAGGAGACACTACTATTACTTACACTAACGCTATGAACACAGATAATTATGCTTCTGTGGGTATGTGCGGAGAAGAAGGCACGTCAGCCTCCAATAGAATACTTTCTATAGGCACTAAAAATTCTTCTTCTATTAGACTGCATGGCGCAACCACATCCGCAGTAGATGATATGCCAGAAAACAATACCGTTATTCACGGAGACTTAGCATAGATGCCTTTAACCAAGCTACAGTTCAAGCCGGGGGTGGTTAAAGACACGACAGCTTACTCAAATGAAGGCGGGTGGGTTGACAGTGACCTCATACGTTTTAGGTTTGGTTATCCTGAGAAGATAGGTGGGTGGGAGTCCCGTACAAACGATACAATAGTCGGTACGCCAAGAGCTTTGCATTCATGGCAGTCTTTAAATAACACGCCGTTTATTGGTATCGGTACACATCAGAAGTATTATATTGAAAGCAGTGGTAATGTTTTTAACATTACTCCCATTAGAACAACTTTTATGATTCCTGCTAAACCCACAGGTAATCAGGCGACAACTTCGTTAGGAACTGTTACAGTAGAGGCAGAAAACTTCCAGAGTGCGCTGCTTTCTAATGTTACAGGGCTTGTTGGAAACCTACAAATTAACTTCTACGTTACAGCTACGGCCTCTGTTGGAAATGTTACTGTAACAACTTCATAGGTGAGTCATGGCTGATATTACTGTTTCTGCGTCAGGCTTATCTTCCACTAGTTCTCTTGGCACTGCTGCTGCTTCAGGTGGTAGCAGCATTCCTGTAACAGGTTTTTCTCTCACACCTACAGCGGGTAATCCGCGTATTGTTACTGTAATACTAACAGGTGTTTCGGCCACCACAGCGGTTGGAGCGGCGATTGCTCAGGTCAGTGTTTCTTTAGATAGCGGTCTTACTTTTACTACAACGCAAGACAGCACAACCGTCACAGTAACTCAAAACAATCACGGTGCTTCTACTGGAGACTATATAACTGTTTCTGATACTAGCTTTGGCGGATTGTACACAACTCTGGTTAGCTTGCTAAATGGTGAGCATATTATAACAAAGATTGATGACAACTCTTACACCTTTACTATATCTCAAGGAGCAGAAGTTTCCTTGGTAGAATCCGGCGAAGCTAACGTGGCTTATGAAATAACGCCCGGATTAGATAACGTTGTCGGTGGTTACGGCTGGGGTGCAGGGACTTGGGGTAGAAACGGTTGGAATGAACCTGCTGACACCCTTGCTACAAATCAGCTACGGTTTTGGAAACACGATAATTTTGGTGAAGACCTTATATTTAACATTCGCGGCGGTAAAATATATTATTGGGACGCAACAACTGGTTTTGGTGAACGAGCAAGAGAATTAAATTACTATTCCACTAGTGCTCCACTCTTTGCAAATCAAGTGCTTGTGTCGGACAGAGACCGCCATGTTATTGCTGTGGGTACAAATGCTGTTGGGTCAACTGATTTAGACCCCCTACTTGTGAGATTTAGCTCACAAGAAGACCCCTTTGATTGGGCTCCTACGGCAACAAATACTGCGGGTGACTTACGCATAGGCAATGGATCCGAAATCGTCCAAGCGATAGAAACTCGTAGGGAAGTATTGTTAATTACGGACAGCTCTGTGCACTCCATGCAGTTTATCGGTCCACCTTTTACTTTTGGTATTACACAACTCTCAAACCAAACTACTATTCGTGGCGTTAATTCTGCGGTAGCTGTTGGTGACGCTGTTTTTTGGATGGGCGTAGATCGTTTTTATCTTTATGATGGTCGTGTTCAGCCATTGCCTTGTACGCTAAGAGACTACATCTTTGATGATTTTGATGAACAACAGGCTAACAAGGTGTTTGCGGGGTCAAACGCAGCTTTTGGTGAGGTTTTTTGGTTTTATCCGTCTCAAACAGGCGCGGGGGAGAATGATAGATACGTTGTTTATAACTATGAACAGCAAATCTGGTATCACGGAAATCTTGAAAGAACAGCTTGGTTAGATCGTGGTATAAACGACTTCCCGTTAGCTACTACTTCTGCCTCAAACACATCTTACCCAAGTAAACTATATGATCACGAGATTGGCTCTGATGCTGACGGTGTGGCTATAGCATCATTTATAGAGTCTGCGCCAATCGACATTGGTGATGGTGACGGTTTCTTGTTTATTCGCCGCATGATACCTGATGTTAGTTTTGATCGTTCAAGTTCTTCTGCAACAAAAGAAGCAACAATAACTCTTAAATCACAACGATCTCCTGCAAGTGGGTTTACAACCTCAAAAGCGTTAACAGTAACCGACACAACAGAACAGAACCACACAAGGCTCAGAGGCAGATCGTTTGGGTTACGGATAGAATCTGATAACTTAGGCGTAGCTTGGAGACTTGGTTCGCCTCGTGTCGAGATACAACCGGATGGTAAACGATGAGTAGAGATCTTGTACCACCGCAGTTCCCCTTAGCACCAGAAGAGTACGACAGGCAGTATTTTGATGAGATGGTTCGTTCTTTAACACAACTTGTAGTACAGCTACAAAACCCCGGTGAGCTAAGAGGCACCAAAATAACACTTACAGACCTTCCTACTTCTCCTACAGGATTGGAGACTGGGGCATTATATAACGATAGTGGGACAGTAAAGGTAGTCACCTAATAGACTAGATAAGAAAAACATTGTATATTATGGGTGTGAAACCAGATTTGAGTGGTTGATATGAAAAGCACAG